TGGACTTGTGCTTATTGTGGGGGTGAGGCTAACGAGGTAGATCACATCATTCCGCTTAAGCGTGGTGGTAGTGATGATCCAGATAACCTTACTGCAGCGTGTAGGACGTGCAATATACGTAAGAAAGATGGGACTGTGGGCGTTTTTTTAGCACAATCTTCTACCCCCCCCTGTCTTTCGTGATCGTCTCTCTCCAAAACAGTCCAAACCGGTGCAAAACGGACAGACAAAATCTATAACTCCGTCCTATTCGCCCTTTTTGTCCGATTCCAGTCCAGACCAGTCGGGGGCTAGCTGAGAATGGCCAAAACCAAGGGCAAGACAACCCCGAGGCTTGAGACACCTAAGCGCAAAGGAAAATCCAAGGGCAAAGAGTTTGCCGAATGGGTAGCAAAATACAGCGATCCGCTATTGCCGTGGCAAAAGTACGTCTCCGAGCGCATGATGGTCGTCAATAACAAAGGCGAGTACGTCCAGACCACGCAAGGGCTATTGATTGCTCGCCAGCAGGGTAAGACCCACCTAGCCCGTATGCGTATCCTCTATGAGCTATTCGCTGAGCCACGTAAGAGCAGGGTTATCGGTCTATCCTCTAACCGCAATATGGCCATTGATACCTTTCGGCAGGTGGTATCGGTTATTGAAGCCAACGACGAGCTTATGGCCATGGTCAAACAGATTCGCTATGCGAACGGCCAAGAATCAGTAACCCTACTTGATGGCTCGATGTACGAGATTGCAGCAGCTACCCGAGATGGTGTCCGTGGTAAGACTGCCCATCTGGTATTCGTAGATGAGCTTCGTGAGATCACCCGAGAAGCATGGGCAGCAATTAGACCGACGACCACAGCCACCAACGGAGTTTTGCTTACAGCCTCGAATGCTGGAGACGCATTCAGCGAAGTCCTCAACACTCTACGCGAGACCGCATTGAGTTATCCGCCTAAGAGCCTCGGATGGTGGGAGTATTCGGCTGAGCCATTCTGCAAGCTCGACGACGTGAATCAGATATTGCAAGCAAACCCGGCCATTGGTTATACCACCAAGCTCGAGACGATTCAGGAATACATCAAAACCGCTAAGGCTGAGGATGCCAGGACTGAGCATCTATGCCTCTGGGTGGACGCTATTGCTTCGCCGTGGCCTTATATGGCCTTTGAGAACCTTACTGTGCAAGACCTACAGCTCAACCCCGGGGCGCATACAGTCTTTGGCATAGATACATCCGTTACCAAGAAGAAAGCCTCGCTCGTAGCTGCTCAGATCATGCCCGACGGCAAGATAGGCGTGGGCATCATGCAACAATGGGAAAGCGACGTAGCCATAGACGAGTTGAAGGTGGCTGCCGAAATTAAGGCTTGGTGGGATAAGTATCGCCCTCGTATGCTATGTTACGACAAGTACGCGACCGCCAGCATCGCCTCTCGGCTCGAGCAATCTGGTTGTAAGGTCGTGGACATGTCGGGGCAGGTCTTCTATACAGCGTGTAGCGACCTTCTCGACGCGATAGTAAACAATCGAATAGTGCACTCTGGCCAGAGTGAGTTGGTCTCGTCAATGAATAATTGCGGAGCAAAGATCAACGATGCAGGCTGGCGAATAGTTCGCCGACGATCCGCGGGGGATGTATCTGCTGCGATAGCTCTGGCCATGGTGGTACACCAACTTTTGAAGCCGGTCTCAAAACCTGCTATATTTGCGTAGAATGTCCGATTTGTGTGCTATCCTATAAGCCATGGCATTCTGGGATCGCTTCCTCATTCAAGCACCTAAGGTAACTACAGAGGTTAAGGCTCAGTATGCCCCTGCAGTCATGGGCGATGATTTTGGGTACTTTAACACCCAACTCATCACGAAAGTCTCCCGAGACGTTGCAATGTCTTTGCCAGCCGTCGTTAGATCACGAAATCTTATCGCTGGCACGATCGCAAGCATTCCGCTGCATCTCTATCGTAAGTCCACCGAGGAGCGCATAGGTTCGCCTAAATGGGTTGAGCAACCTTCACTCCACCAACCTCGCTCCGTCACGATGGCTTACACAGTAGATTCGCTGCTGTTTTATGGCGTAGCTTATTGGCAAGTTACTGAACTTTATGCAGATGATGGCCGTCCAGCTCGATTCAACTGGATCGCGCCGACTCGCGTCACTCAACAAGTTTCACCGGACTCACAGTTCGTTACTCAGTATTACGTTGATGGAAGTCCAGTCCCCATGCAGGGTCTTGGATCACTTATTACTTTTCAGGGATTGAGCGAAGGTATTCTTAATACCGGAGCAACAATCATCCGCCAAGCATACGAATTACAAAACGCAGCACATCGCGCAGCAGTAGCACCAATCCCATCTGGCGTTATTAAAAACACCGGAGCAGACCTTAGCGAAACCGAAGTCTCTGCACTTCTTTCACAATGGAAGGCAGCGCGTCAAAAGGGATCAACTGCATATCTGACTTCAACTCTCGAGTATTCTCCGACGGCATTCTCACCCAAAGATATGGGTTATGCCGATCTCATCACTCAAGTAACAACGCAAATTGCTCGCCTGTGCAATATCCCAGCTTATTACCTTTCCGCCGATGAAAATAACAGCATGACCTATGCCAACGTGCAAGACGAAAGGAAACAGCTCATCTCGCTTGCTCTCCAGCCCTATATAACCGCTGTCGAGTCTCGCCTTAGCATGGACGATATTACAAACAGCCAAAACTATGTCCGTTTTTCGGTAGATGATACTTTCCTTCGTGCGGATACCCTCACGCGCCTTGCCGCGATTGAGAAGATGATTAACCTTGGCTTGATTACAGTCGAGCAAGCTCAAGAAATGGAAGACCTTAGCCCGAACGGAATGAATAATGAAACTGACGTTTAACGCTACCGATATTCAGGCAGACGAAGGCCGTCGCCTTATCTCTGGCAAGATTCTGCCATTCAATAACGAAATTGGATATACCAACGTCGGGCGAGTCAAGTTTCGCGCCGGCTCAGTTCAATGGGACGACGCTAAGAAAGTCAAGTTTTTACTCGAGCATGATTCTAAGAAGCCACTAGGTCGCGCACAATCCATCATGGCGCAGGATGATGCCCTCTATGCCACATTCAAGGTATCCGCTACATCACGCGGCAATGATGCGCTTATTGAAGCATCTGAAGACCTTCGTAGTGGTCTATCCGTAGGAGTCGAGGTTATTGACTCCAAGCAAGTCGGAAACGTGCTTGAGATTATCAGCGCACGACTTGAAGAAGTTTCTCTAGTATCAAACCCGGCATTCAAGTCGGCAGAGGTACTCGAGGTTGCTGCATCCGAAGGCGATGCAGTTGAAGAAACCAACAACGAAAGCGAGGCATCTCAAGTGGAAAACACCACCCCTGAGACCGTTGCGCCTGAGGCAGTAGATACTCCAGCAGTAGAAGCCTCGCGCCCAACAATCACCGCTGCCGTTGCTTACGCAAAGCCACGCATTGAGGTTACTCCGGGTGCATACCTTGAGAACACCATTCGCGCTTCCATGGGTGACGATTCATCTCGTCAATGGCTTGCAGCAGCTGCAGATACCACCGACAACGCTGGCTTGATTCCAACCCGTCAGCTCTCGGAAGTTATCAACCCAATCGCAAACGCAGATCGTCCATTCATTGACGCAATCAGCCGTGGCACTTTGCCAGATGCCGGCATGAGCTTTGAGATTCCAAAGCTAACACAGGCTCCAACAGTTGCCGAGACAGCTGAAGGTGCTGCACCATCCGACACAGATCAAAACGTTTCTTTCTTGTCCGTATCGGTCAAGAAGTACGCCGGTCAGCAGACCTTCTCTGTCGAATTGCTCGATCGTTCAAGCCCTGCTTTCTTTGCTGAGCTTGCACGTCAAATGCAGTTCGCATATGCAAAGGCTACAAACGCAGCAGTTGGTACAGCTGTCGTAGCTGGTGCAACAGATGGCGGAAACCGCACAATGTCTGCCGCTAACCTTCTCGACTTCATTAGCGATGCCGCTGTATCGGTTTACACCAACACCCTCGGCTTTGCTACAAACGTAGTCGTATCTCCAGAGCAATGGGGTGCGATCATGGGTCTCGTTGATGGATCAAACCGCCCGGTTTATGTCCAGACAATCAACCCACAGAATGCATCGGGTAACCTCACCCCTGTCGGTGTTCGCGGAAACGTTCACGGCTTGAACCTTTACGTTTCTCGCTCACTTTCAGGAACCGGAGACGGCTCAATCATCGTTATCAATCCAGAGTCATACACATGGTATGAGTCAAGCACTTTCCGCCTCGAGAGCAATGTCATCTCGACCGGATCAGTAAACGTAGCACTCTACGGCTATGGTGCAATCGCTACCAAGGTCGCAGCAGGTGCGTACAAGTGGATGGTTGCATAACCCATTCGTCAATAGTGACCCCGGTACGAGGCTCGGCCGGGGTCACCCCTAATAGAGAGGATTGAAATGCCAGCAACATACGTAACAGTTGCCGAACTGCGTACGAACCTAGGCATTGGCACTCTCTATGCAGATGCAGTCATTGAGGAAGTCTGCCAAAGCGCAGAGGACATTATTAAGTCAAAACTATGGGTTAATAAGTACAATTTGGTCGCACATTCAAACATCGGCACTACTGGAACCCTTTACACCGACGTTGTTCATGATCTTTATGTTGGTCAAACTGTGAACATTACCGGTGGTGGATCACACTTTAACGGCAACAAAACAGTTTTGAAGGTAACACCCTACACATTCGACGTGACCACTAATCACGTCTCAGACACACCAAAGCATCGCTATGTCCCATATGCGACTGCAACGCTTTCCACCTATACCGATTATGCAACAGTCCCGGCAGTCCGTGAAGCATCTATGCTTATTGCCGTGGATATCTGGCAATCTCGCCAAATGAGCGCAACCGGTGGCATTAGCCCTGATTTTCAGCCCTCACCCTACAGAATGGGTAATACCCTACTTGCTCGCGTCCGTGGTCTCATTGCCGATTATCTTGCACCAGGCGGACTCGTAGGATGAGCGCGATAACTACCCTACGGGGAACGCTAGCAACCGCACTAGCGAGCGCGTCGGTGTGGTCGGTGTTTTCCTTTCCGCCGGCTACACCGATTGCCAATAGCTGCGTAATTAGCCCGGATGATCCTTACATTACGCCAAGCAATGACGGCTATATAACTGTCGCGCCTTTGGTCAATTTTAAAATTACTCTCATTAAGCCTATGCTCGACAATCAAGGCAACCTAAACGGCATGGAAGATTACATCTTAGAGCTTTACTCAAAGCTTGCCGCATCTACAGTAAAATACACCATAGGCGAAGTTTCATCACCGGCAGTTATGAACGCCGCTTCCGGCGACTTTCTGGCGTGTGATGTCCGGGTCTCAATTCTATCGAGTTGGAGTTAGACATGGATAAGCGCACTAGATTTCTGGTCAAGATAGGCCAGATCGAGAAACCAAAACCAGCACCAAAACCAAAGAAGAAAGAAGAACCTAATGGCGATCACGCTGAATAACAAGGTAGGGGTCAAGATCGGTACTGTTGATTTCAGCGATCTCGTCACCGCCGCAACTCTCAACATGGCATTCGAGGAGCTTGAAGTTACTGCAATGGGCGACACCGCTCGGCAGTACGTCAAGGGTCTTGAGACTGCAACCCTTACGCTCTCATTCCTCAACGATCCAGCAAGCACCGAAATCCTCGACACACTTCTTACCGGCTATGGAACTACTGTCGCCGTCAAGATGATTCAGGATGCTGGCGCGGCTGTTGCAGACGGCAACAAGCTCTACACATTCGACATCTTGGTAAACAACCTCACGCCAATTAACGGCGCAACTGGCGACCTTTCTACTCAAGATGTTACCTTTACTGTAAACTCTGCCGTAACTGTAGCCGATACCGGCTCATTCTAAGGAGTTAAGCATGGCGAGCCTCAAAATTGTCCAAACGGACGGAAATACAACTGAATGCAGGATTACCCCGGCTCTCGAGTACGCCTTCGAGAAATACCACAAAATTGGTTTTCTGAAGGCGTTTCGGGAAAGAGAACAGCAGACTGATCTCTATTGGCTGGCATGGGAAGCCCTACGGCGAAATGGCGTAACAGTCAAGCCGTTCGGTGACGAGTTCGTCTCTACCCTCGAATCGGTTGAAGTAGTCGAGGACTCAAACCCAAAATAGACCGGGATTCCGTAACTTACTTGATAGCCCAATTATCAGTAGAGACAGGAATCCAGCCGAGCGAGTGGTTAGCGATGGATGAGACTCTATTCAGAGCCATCCTTGCTTACATGAAGGAGAAAGCGAGAAACACTCAAAATGCCCGTAGAAATCAAAGGCATCGTTGAAGTTACTCGCGCCATGCGCCAACTTGCTCCAGATATCTTAAAAGAAATGCAAGCCGAGCTTAGGCCTTTGCTTCGTGAGACCACTAACGCGGCCAAGGCCAAGCTACCCCCTGAGATGGGCTACGAGCTACGCAATTTCAATAACCCCGGCTATGAGCGTAAATCAGCGACATCTAAGAGCCGAGCGTTTCCGTCCTATAATGTTTCTGAAGTACGCAAAGGTTTAACCTATTCTTTGGCAGCATCCCGGCCTAATCGCTCTGGCTACGTCTCGCTCGTTCGCATGATGAACAAATCAGCAACCGGAGCAATCATTGAAACAGCAGGACGCAAAGGGCTTTACGGATCAAAGCGCTCACAGTCCAATAATCCGGACGCTGGAGCGCAATTCATTCGCGCTTTGTCTAATAGCGAGATAGGGCCGCTCAAGCAATACGGAAAGAGCGACAAGACAAAGGGGCGTTTACTTTTTGCCGCATGGTACGAACGTCAAAACCGCCTCATGCCAAAGGTGGTTGAGGCTTACGACAAGGCAGCGCGTAGGTTTAAGAGCAGATTGGACTTGGCAGCATAATGGCTATTGATACTTCACTATTTATCAACATCATAAGCCAGTTCAAAACCAAGGGCATCAAGGACGCTCAAAAGGGCTTTAGCACCCTTGACCGACGCACGGCATCACTTAATAAGAGCTTAGGCATCCTTGCCCGGCGTGTGGCTGTTTTTGAGACTTTGCGACGATCTTTTAACGCTTTTGTTGAGGACGACGCAGCAGCTCGCAGACTTAATACTACACTTAACAACCTTGGCTTATCTTTCTCGGCTTTAGGTGCTGAGTCCTATATAGCTAACCTTGAGCGCACTACAGCCGTTTTAGACGATCAGTTACGCCCGGCCTTTGAGTCACTTGCTCGAGTTACTGGAGACTTTGAACAGACTCAAAGCATTCTTAACACGGCTTTAGATGTCGCTGCTGGTACTGGTCAGGATGTCGTTACAGTTTCCAAAGCCTTATCTCGGGCGTACGCAGGAAATACGACCTCGCTCTCACGTCTAAATGCTGGTCTTACAAAAGCCGAATTAGCAACCGGAAACTTTGCCCTCATTCAAGACCGCCTTAACAGCTTATTCGCTGGCCAAGCAGCAGACCAGTTAGACACTTACCAAGGAAAAGTAAACCTTTTGCGCCTTGGCTTTAACAATGCGGCAGAGGCACTAGGCAAAGGCATCATTGACGGATTGACCGCACTTGGCGGCGGAGACGTTCGCAAGTCTGTTGATTTCATCGTAAAGGCAGCAGAAAAGATTGGTGATGCTTTCCGTTTTGTAGGCAAGAACATTGCTTTTCTCAAGGACATATTTACCACCAAAGACTTTTTCGGAGCCGAGACTCAATTAGAGTTGTTTGAGAAATACCGAAAGGCCGATGATCCTGCTCGAGTTAGGGCATCCGCTCGAGAGCGTCGCAAGGCACTTGAGGAAGAAAACAAGACGGCGGCCAAGCTAGCCCGGACACGCGCCAAGGACGCAGCAGCCCAAAAGAAGGCAGCAGCCGATCAAAAGAAAGCCGAGCAAGACAAGCTCAAGCTTCAGACTGCCGGACAACTATTTGATGATGAGCGAATCAGCATTGCAGCTGCTTTGCAGAATGAATCACTTGATCGCAACGAGATTCTTCGTCTTGAGCTTAAGAAAGCCCTGATTAATGAGAATGCAGACCGAGCAGAGAAGTTAGCCGGACAGCTGCGCGATTCTCAACGTGAACTAGCAAGCCTTCAGGCGTTCAAGCTCGCTAACCCATTCCAAGAATGGGAAGACAGCCTTAACCGAGTCCGCGCTGGAGTTGCCAGCCTTGGGGTGCCGGTTGGTGGCGTTAGCTCGACCGGAACGTCACTTGGTCAGCAACAACCTTTAGCCGGTACTGGGCTAGATCCTTTTGCTGGAACTAATCTAGCTGGCGTAACAATGGACGACATTAGAGAAGGTTTCGGCGGCGGAGCTTTGGGGGACGTTATTGCCCAAAACGCACCACAGGCCAACGTAAACGTTTATGTATCCGGAACCGGCGGCCTAGACGATCAAGCCAAGAAAGATGTAGTGGATGCTGTTATTGAGGCTTCATCGAATGGCTTTGCTACAGGCTGGTTTAGAACGACCAACCGGGTGGCTCTGTGACCTACCCAATAAGCCTTACAGTCTCGTTTGATTTCTCTAGCGGCCCTAACTTTGACCCACCTTTCCAGATTGGCATTAGCCAACTTGGGATTGGTGTTATGGGTGCAGGTGGTACAGCCTCACAGGTAGTGGACTTAACGAGCCAGACCATCAGCATCAACATCAGGCGAGGCCGTGACCTTTCTCAAGACCGGTTTAACGCTGGCTCTTGCATCGTCCGCGTCGTTGATCCGAATGGCGACTGGAACCCTCAAAACCCATCAAGCCCTTATTTTGGCCTTCTACAGCCCCTTAGGAAGCTTATCGTTACCGGGACATATAACGGAACCCCCTACCCTCTATTCGCCGGTTATACGCTCTCCTATGCCTATTCTTACCCTAAGAATGAGGAGTTCGGTTACGTTGATATTCAATGCACCGATGCCTTCACCTTGTTCAACAAGTCAGCCATTACCACAGTCACAGGCGGAACCGCTGGCCAGACCACCGGCGCACGCATCAACAAGATTCTCGACATGGTGGGATTCCCCGGCTCTCAGCGTGTTATTGATACCGGAGACGTAACAGTTCAAGCAGACCCCGGAACCCTTCGCACAGTCCTTCAAGCCTTGCAGGATGTTGAGTTCACCGAGTATGGCGCAGTTTATGTAGATGCTCGAGGCGATGTCGTATTTCGTGAGCGCACCGATGCAGTCGAGACCTTAGGGGGTACGGCTACAGTCTTTGACCAGACGGGAAACATCCCCTACAAAGACCTCAAGTTTGCCTTTGACGACAAGCTCATCTTCAATGTCGCCAATTTCCAGCGTGAAGGCGGCACAATGCAGACCGCTTTCGACCAAGACTCTATAGACACTTACTTTCCTCATGCCATCACCAAAGAAAACCTCTTACATGAGACGGATGCGGACACCCTAGAACTGGCTCAGACCTATGTAGCCAACAGATCGGTGACCGATATCCGCATTGACTCCATGACCCTCGACCTCACGACACCTAATTATCAGGCAGGTATTGAGGCGGCTTTGGGTCTAGATTTCTTCGCCCCGGTCGAAATCAGCAACATCCAGCCCGGCGGATCAACGATTACCAAAACCCTGCAAGTGTTCGGGGTTCAGCATCAAATCACGCCACGCAGCTGGCTTACTACCTTTACCACCGGGGAACCTATCCTCGAGGGTTTCATTATCGGAAATGCCGCCTATGGTATCCTAGGCGTTAGCAGATTATAGGAGAAATACATGGCAACAGGCTTTCCAGCATCTACCGGCGACGTTCTTACGGCGGCCATGTTCAATGAGCTTGTCGCGTACACCATTAACAGCCAGTCCGGTACGACCTATACCCTAGCCTCAACCGACCAATATCAAGCCCTTGTCGTTACCTCTAACGCATCTGCTAAGACTGTAAGCATCCCAACAGACGCAACTTATAACTTCCCTGTAGGCACAGCCATCACAATCCTCAATACCGGCACAGCCGATACTACAGTCCAAGCCGTAACCTCTGGAACTACTACAGTCACCTCAGCCGGTGCGACTAGCGCACAGCCTAAGATTGGACAATATAAGGCAGCAGTAGCCATCAAGACCGCCGCTAACGCGTGGACAGTTGTCGGAGCTGTTGTCTAGTGATCGGAAATCTATCCGCTGCTATCTTTACGCCGGGAGCAACCATTGGCGATTTTGAGTCTATTGCGACTGTAACCGCTACCGGTTCAAGCTCAACGATTTTATTTACAGGCATTCCAAACACCTTCCAGCACCTTCAAATGAGATTTATTGTGCGAGACAACAACACATCGAGCGATAATGGTGTAAATGTTCGCGTTGGCAACGGCTCCATAGATTCAGGGGCTAATTACTCGTTTCACAGATTACGAGGTAATGGAGCATCCGCCAGCGCAGACGGCTACGCTTCACAGACTGCTGGAAACCTTGTTACCGCATCAGCTAGTGCAACAGCAGACTCTTACTCGGTGGGTGTTATTGATTTCCTAGACTACCGCGATACAAACAAATATAAGACTTTTAGGAATCTTCATGGTTACGATTTTAACGGAAGCGGAAGCGTCTGGATGATTTCTAGCCTTTGGATGAGCACTAGCGCAATTAACCAAATTGAGTTTTCAATTGGTGGCGGCAAGGTATTTACCAATAAATCAGTTTTTGCCCTCTACGGAATCAAAGGTTAACCCATGCCAGCTACCTATGAACCGATAGCGACGACGACGCTAACCAGCGCACAAAGCAGTGTGACTTTTTCTGCAATAAGTGGAAGCTATACGGATATTGTTTTAGTCTGGTCTGGCACTCTAACGACGGGAACTAGTGTCTGGGGTCTGCAATATAATTCAGACACAGCAAGCAACTATTCATGGACTTCACTTCGTGGCGACGGATCAAGCGCAACTAGCGCACGCGATAGCGGCTCGACTCGTATCCTTTGCGGATGGATTGGAACTAGCCAGACCATCGAAATCGTGCAGATTATGAACTACTCAAACACGACGACAAACAAGACCAACATCGCACGCAATAACTCAACCGCCACCTCAACCTATGTAAGCGCGAATGTCGGGTTATGGCGTAGCACTTCCGCCATCACTTCCATCACAATTAAGACAGATTCCTCTACTTTTACCTCCGGCTCCACCTTCACCCTCTACGGAATCAAGGCGGCCTAACATGCCAGTAACCTATAAGAAGATTGCGAGTGTTACAGTAACAGGGTCAACCGCCGCCAATATGGAATTTACGAGCATTCCGTCAACCTATGATGATTTGATTTTACACATCTCAGCAAGATCAAACCGTGGAACAGCCGAGGATGGTCTAGGGCTCAGGCTGAATAGCATTACTACCGGATATACCTACCGCAATTTGACTTCCAATGGTTCAACAGTTGCGAGCGCAAACACAAACTTTGAGCAAATCTGGGCGAGCCGAATTCCAGCATCAACCGTGACCGCGAACACTTTCGGAAGCGTTATGGTTTATTTACCGTCCTACGCTGGTAGCACCGCAAAATCTTATTACACCGATGGCGTTACCGAAAACAACGGAACTGAGGCGTATATGGTTTTGGAAGCAATTACAAACACTACCACCGCTGCCATTTCAAGCATCACGCTTACCTCGATCAATGCGAGCCTCGTTCAGTATTCCACCGCAACGCTTTACGGAATCAAACGATCCTAAGGAGACAATATGGAAACCAAGCTCGTAGTTGATTGCTCCACAGGAGTAGTCGAGGAAGTAGCACTTACCGAGGAAGAATTGGCACAGCGTGAAGCAGACCGCATCGCGTTTGAGGAAGCGGAAGCGGCTCGACTTGCTAAGGAAGCTGAGAAGGCGGCTAAGAAGGCTGAACTCCTCGCCAAGCTGGGATTGACGGAAGATGACGCGAAGCTTCTCCTCTCCTAAGCTGTGTAAAGCCGGAATTCAACTCAGAGAGCAATTAGATGACTCGTTTCCGGAGCGTCGAAGGCCGGATGGATGGGTTGCCGATGCCCGGCACTATCGCGACAATCCTAGCTCTGACCATATCCCGGATGCAGAGGGATGGGTTCGTGCCTTGGATGTATCAGCTGAGCTGGGATTCGGCGAGCAAATGCATGACTTGGCTAATCAGCTTCGAATACATGCCAAGCGAGGCGATAAGAGGATCGCTTACATCATCTTCGACGGTCGAATATGTTCACCATTATTCAAGTGGCGATGGCGAAAGTACCGTGGGGCTAACCCTCATCGAGCCCACATGCACATAAGTTTCACCAAAAAGGGCGACCAAGACGGCCGCTTCTTTAACGTACCAATGCTAGGGGGCGACCTTGTCTGACCAGACAAAAACCTATTTACAACATCCGGCTGTTTTGGCCTCTGGAGCTTTCCTTGCTGCCTGGGCAGCTACTAACTTTGAGCTGGACTACCGAGCCGTCCTATGGGCTGTGGTATCAGGTGTCTTTGGATACGCCAAGCCCTATAAGAAGTGAGGGCGGCGGAATGGGTCGGACTGATTGCTGGTCTGACCGCGATACTTGGTGCGTTTGTAGCCGCCTTACGATGGACGGTTCACCAATTTGTTTTAGAGCTCAGTCATCAGTTCACGACACGGATGGACAAAATCGAGTACGACATTAGCGTGTTGTCCTCAAGACAGTCAGACATCTATGGAAAACTTATGCACGAAAGGGGCGGACGTGGCTCGAAAGAAGACAAAAGCGCAAAAGCTCGCAAGCCTACGCGCAAAAGAGCGAGCCGCTAAACGCACGAAACCAATCACCAAGCTAGACGAGTGGGCGATCAGTCTTTACGAGATGGCTGAATCACTCAAGCGAGCAGGGTTTGACGAGGCAACCGTTCAGGGCTGGATTATTGACCAGCGACTACCGGAATGGATTTCACCGCCACCCGACGATCTAGATGATGATTTCGAGGAAGAGGAAGACTATTAAGCGAATAGCTTTCGTACCTGATCTTCAAGTCCCATTCCACAGCGAGCCAATGGTTAATTCCATGGCTCGCTTTCTTGTTAAGTGGAAGCCTCACCGCACCATCCAAATCGGCGATGAGATAGACCTACCACAGCTGCGTAACGGAGCCAATGCCCTCGAGGAAGCCATGGGCAACATTGACGACGATCGGGCTTGGACTCAGGAGATTCTTGAACAGCTCGGCGTTACCGATGTGGTCGGTAGCAACCATGGCGCTCGCGTCTATAAGAGCCTCATGAACCGCCTACCAGCCTTCACCAAGCTCCCAGAGATGGCCTACCACCGCTTTATGGGCTACGACAAAATGGGCATTAACTACCACCCTCAGGGCGTGGGATTTGCTCCGGGTTGGGTGGCTATCCATGGCGACACGGCTCCGCTATCCAATAAGCCCGGCCAGAGTGCCCTTAATTCGGCTTTAAGAGCCGGTAAGAGCGTGGTTCAAGGGCATACCCATAGATTAGGTCTATCTTCGCATTCTGAGGCGTACAAAGGCAATTATGGCCGTATTCTGTGGGGTGTCGAAGTGGGCAACCTCGTGGACTTGTCCAGCCCCGGAATGGGCTACACCCGAGGCTATGCGAACTGGCAACCCGGGTTTGTCGTGGGCTACCTAGACGGCTCCAAGTTTTACCCTGTCCTCGTACCAATGAATCCGGACGGAACTTTCATATTTGAGGGCAAGAAGTACCGCTAATCGTTATCAAATCGTTATCAACACACCGGGGTATCCGCCATCCTTAGGGCGTAGCCTTTGCCTAGTCCGAGACTCGGACAGGAAAGGAAATTATGACCGCTATTGGCTTTGATCCGTTAGCGATTTACTACATTATCGCACTTATAGCTATCCCAATTCTGGGATTGCTTTACACAGCCATAACTGAGAACTGGTACTGGAAAGGATTTAAGGATGGAAAACGACTCGCCGAAAACAATCACAGCGCAAGAAATACTCGATGAGGCCGGACATATACGAGCCTCAAGGGGTGCAGTTTATGGGCATCCTTACATTAACCATCTTCGAATCTCGAAGCTTTGGTCGGCATATTTGGATTTTCCGATTACGCCAGATCAAGCGGCGATATGTATGGCACTCGTCAAAGTCTCACGACTTGCAGAGACTCCGGGTCATAGAGGAAAAGATGGATACATTGATGGTGTGGCCTATCTCTCACTTGCTGCCCAACTCGCGACAACCGATCCCACCGAGTTTGATGCCTATTAGAAAATTACAAGGGAAGTCGGTTTGGTGCGATGTCTGCAAGCTGGCGTACCCTCAAGGACATGTTAGACAACAGACCCCGGCCGTGTGGCAGGTTATCTCAGAGACACAAAAACACAAAGGCAGGACGCGAAACTACTGCCAGCCATGCGCTAACAATGCTCAAATGTGGCACGATGGCTCTATATGGACATTCCGGCAACAGCTGGATTACGCACTAGGAAAGGAAGCAATAGATGGCATGGAACTTACAGGATTATGAGGATGTGGCCAGCCTTAACCGCTGGTTTCAAGATAACTTCCCGACAGGCAGAATCTTGCCTACTTTTGTCTATCAAAACTACCAAGATCAAGAGGTAGTTATTGAATGTGCCTTGTTTAGGGATATCAATGACGAGCATCCAGCTGTGGTGAATGTGGCTCGAGGTAAAGCATCGGACTATCCAAAGAACATGCAGCGATGGTATGTCGAGGACACGGCTACGAGCGCAATCGGTAGGGCTATTTTGCTTATCAAGGGAGCCAATAAGACGGCTACGCAAGACTCGATGAGACAAGTCGCCGCAACTGATCCAGGGCACAAAGTAGAGCATCCATTCAAGCCCGAGGGAAAGCCAGTACCTAACGAGCCAGAAACAGTAGTTTGGGAAGACTTTGAGCCTAAGGCATTTAGCGAGCAAGACACCTTTATCGCAGACCTACAGGCACAGCTAGGAGCCACAGTAGAGGGCTTCAAGTGCAAGCATGGAGACATGATTAAGAAGGAAGGCGTGAGTGCCAAGACATCTAAGCCCTACTTTGGCTATGTCTGCGGAGCAAGGTCTAAGGCTGACCAATGCGAGGGCAAGTGGGCAAAGATGGTTGGTGGTAAATGGGTCTTCGAGGGAAAGGCGACTGACTGATGGAAGATCGAACAGGAGAGCCAAATGGCTACCCGGTGAACTGTGACTGGTGTGGCCTACGGCTGGCTAGTTATGCAGCCTATCGAGTGCAGATGGCAGCGCACGATCCCTTGGATTACAACTGGGCTTGTGATCAATGTTACGAAAGGGTTTGGAAATGAGAGCAATTTGCCAAATAAAAAAATGTGAAGACACAGAAATCATGAAAAAAGTACACGAAGATTGGGAGGATTTGATTTATGGTGTTTGTTGGCAATGCGGCGACAAACTAAACGAAATAATAGGTATTGACTTGCTGGATAATTTTCAATTTGTGTTGGGATTGGTTCGCGAGAATGTCCGGGACTAGAAGGGAGCGAGGCCGTGAGACTGAGAAACTTGTGGCGAAATATCTGGTTGCTCACGGCTTTACAGGGGCACACGTCACCAGTATGGCGGCTAGTGGTAGCGACATCCTTGGTATTGAGGGTCTGGATATTGAGGTTAAAGCGAGGCGAGGATTTAATCCATCGGCTGCTATGGCACAACTTAGAGCCAGAGCCAAAGAAACAGGAATGGGAGTGGCCGTTATGAGGCTAGACGGACAAGGTGAGGCATCTATGGACGATTGGGTAGGCGTGATTCGCCTATCTGATCTGGTCTATCTATTAAAGGCGGCTGGTTATGGCTCTTGAGGATGATAAGAGAGTCAGCCGGTGCATAGCGTGTGGAGTCTATGTTTATGCTCGTGAGCTGTGTGAGCGTTGCTATCCAAAAGACCAGGCTGCATAGGCTCTGACCTGCGGTTATGTAAATGTGGCGTAAATCACTGTCCATATAATGAGATTATTAGAAAGGCTACGCTCATGAGACTTGACTCGTTCGGTATGCTAAGTCGCAGCCCCGACACTATAGACGGTCGGGGACAAGCGTCTTCGCATTGGGCCCGACTATTACTATTTTCGGTAATAGTCTTTTGTCTATTTATGCTAAGTAGCAATATGTCGCATGCTCGACCAGCCAAAGACCCAATGAACTACAAACTATACGCTCATAATCAATTACAAGACTGGGATCAATTCCTTTGCCTTGTAAGACTCTATGAGAAGGAAAGCAACTGGAGACCAGAGGCTAAGAATGGGTCTCACTATGGGATACCCCAAGGGCGTAGTAAGTGGCTGGCTACAGCTACACCCTATGAGCAGATTCGATGGGGTCTTAGGTACATAGAGAACAGACATAAGACACCATGTAAAGCATTACGTCACTTCAAGCGTGTAGGCTGGCACTAATGGCCAAGGAATCAAAGCGCGATGGTAGGTGGAAGAAGCTGAGGTTGCAGATACTTAATCGCGATGCGTGGACTTGTGCTTATTGTGGGGGTGAGGCTAACGAGGTAGATCACATCATTCCGCTTAAGCGTGGTGGTAGTGATGATCCAGATAACCTTACTGCAGCGTGTAGGACGTGCAATATACGTAAGAAAGATGGGACTGTGGGCGTTTTTTTAGCACAATCTTCTACCCCCCCCTGTCTTTCGTGATCGTCTCTCTCCAAAACAGTCCAAACCGGTGCAAAACGGACAGACAAAATCTATAACTCCGTCCTATT